CAAAAGGAACCTAAGCTAATCAGGTGAAAGCGTTGGACTGAAAATCCAAAGAGCCCGGATCGTTACCGGGAGGTTCCACAAATATGGTGAATGTAGCTCAATTGGGAGAGCGTCTGGTTGTGAACCAGAAGGTAGTGGGATCGAAACCCATCTTTCACACAAAGAGTGTAGTGGCGCTACCCGATTAGACAGGATTAAGTTCCGATAGGTAGAAAGTGTTACACTCATGAGACGGAATAGCTCAGTTGGTAGAGCAGTCAAACCATACTGATAGGAAAGGTAAGGTGAGTTTAACTAGAAAAAAGAAAATAGATGATAATAGACAATTTATAAAGGATATAAAGTTAAATGGTAAGTGTTATTTATGTGGTGAGAAAAGACATTATGTATTAGACTTCCACCATTTAGTTAGTGAGGATAAGGATAGTGAAATTGGTCTTTTGGTAAAAAGATCATCATCTAGAAAGAGACTTATTAGTGAAATTGAAAAATGTATTATACTTTGCTCAAATTGTCACAGAGAATTACACTTTTTGGGTAAAGAAATTGAATTATTTGAAAAGGTTAAAAATGAAAGATAAACACGCGGGTGAGCGTAGGTTTAGTCGGCAGGATTCCAACCCCTCGCCGTTAGAGTTCGAATCTCTACACCCGCGCCGGTCTTTTTATAGATATTATAATCTAATATATATCTATATGAGAAATAAAGATAAAAAATATCACTATTTGTATAAAACCACAAATTTGATAAATGATAAGTATTATTATGGTATACATAGCACTTTTGATTTAGAAGATGGTTATCTAGGTAGTGGTACTTATTTAAGAAGATCTATATTAAAATATGGTAAAGAGAATTTTAAACGAGAGATTCTAGAAAAATTTGAAACGAGAGAGGAATTAATACAAGCTGAGTCAGACTTAATAACTAAGTATATTGTTGATGAAAAATTATGTATGAATTTAAAAACAGGTGGATTAGGAGGGTCTTTAGGTATGGTGACTATTAGGAATAAGAATGGGTTATGTTTTAATGTATTTTTGGATGATGAGAGATACTTATCAGGGGAGTTAGTATCTATTACTAAAGACAGAGTTGCTGTTAAAGATGAAAATGGAAAACCATATCTGGTAGATATAAATGATGAGAGATATTTATCAGGGGAATTGATACCAATTACTAGTGGTAGAGTTGTTGTGAAAGATATAAATGGTTATACACAACAAGTAGGTGTAAATGATGAGAGATATTTATCAGGGGAATTGATACCTATAAATAAAGGAAAAATAAATGTTAAGGATAGATATGGTAATATTAGTAAAGTCTCTATAAATGATGAGGGATATTTATCAAGAGAATTAGTAGGAATTTGGAATGGAAAAACACATTCAATTGATTCAAGGAATAAAATGAGTGAGAAAGCTAGTTTAAGAAATGGTGATAGAAATTCATCATTTGGATCTTGTTGGATTACCAAAAATGGTATAAATAAAAAAATTAAAAAGGATTTATTACAATTGTTTATAAATAATGGTTGGGTTAAGGGTAGAGTGATGAAATAAAATTATGAAAAAGAAATATGATATGTTATAGGTAAAATTAAACCTATAACAATGAGTAAAAACAGAAACAGAGCAAAACTGAATAAAGCAGAAGATGTTAAGAATTATAAAAGAATCTTACTTAGCATACTATACCCAATTTACTATGAAGAAGGATATAGTTATTATAAGAAGACAGGATTACTAAAGTACGAAGTAAGAATGTATAGAACATGGAAGTACAACAGAAAAAAACAATATAAAATGAAAACAAAACGAAAATATAAACCATAGGGTTAGTAGCCAATTGTAAGTTACTAACCCATCATTTAAAAAATGCGTTCGTAGCTCAATTGGTAGAGCTTCCGGCTTTTAACCGGAAGGTTGTGGGTTCGATTCCCTCCGGGCGTACTAAGTCAAATTAAAATTAGCCTTACTCCTTTTGTATCCGTCTGTGGGTGAATGGCTGAAACCACTAGACTTTTAATCTAGCGAGAGAAATCTCCATTGTAGGTTCGAATCCTACCAGACGGACAAATGCACCTGTCGATTAGCGGCTATAGCAACTGGCTTTTAACCAGTAGAGGTAATCATGTCCTCAGTCGTGGGTTCGAGTCCCACCAGATGCACAGTATGACTCCGTTCCCGTAGTTGGCCGAACGGTCCAGACTCTTAATCTGGCGAACGAAAGTTCCATCGTGGGTTCAAATCCCACCGGAGTCACAAATAAAAGTGAAAAAAATTAGGAATAAACAAAAACAAACATTACATTTGTAATATATAAGAATAAGAAATTATGAAAACTATTAACAACACATCGAAAAGTTCTAGTCGCTCGTCAATGACAAGTGAGATTCGATTGTATTCGTAATAGTTCTGAAATAAGATATTTATGAAAACCCTTGAATCTAACGATTTGAGGGTTTTTTAGTTTAAAATAAAATGGCTTTATAGTTTAATTGGATAAAACACTCGGCTACGGACCGAGAGATTTGTGGGTTCGAGTCCCTCTAAAGTCACAAACAAATATGGAAGAGTAATTAAACTGGCGTTTAACCTTGATTTGAAACCAAGTGGTACTGAAAGGTATGGGGATCGATACCTCACTCTTCCGCAAGACAAATGGAAAAATAAGAGCAGTTGGTCTAAGCTCAGCGGCTTTGAAACCCGTAGGCCCTAGTGGTGTGTGAGTTCGAGTCTCACTTTTTCCGCAAAAATAAAATGGAGAGTAATCTAAACTGGTGTTTAGGGCCGCCTGCTGCAGAAGAAACACTACTTATTATGCAAGCTTTACTAAATGAAAGGTTATCTGATGGTTATAAAAGAATATGGGTACAAGGATCATCAAGGGGCGGATTATGCTTCACTATATTTGAAAATATTGGTGGGTACACAATGAGATTTTTTAACACTGGTGGATTAAGACAATTTAGAGTTGATGAACCATTAGAATCAGAAATGGTTGCTATGGAAAGACTACTTGAAATATTTAGACAAGGAGTTTTATCTGAATTCATAGACTAATAAATGTGATATATATTAATATGAAATTATTAAGATACATCACATTTCCTATTAGGAAATATATAAAAAGTAGAATTAAATCAAGAATTAATTGGTAGTTTACAATAAAAAACCTATATTTGTAAAACAAAGAAGAAAAATCTAATATATAAAACATAATGAAACATTTACATACATACAAAATCATGATTGACTGGGGTTAATACCCAGCTACCACATTTATATATGTATAGCCCAGTCAATTAATTGACTGGGTTTTTTTATGCAAAAAAATAAATGAAAGTAAATGAAAACAAAAGATATAGATTGGTACGATAAGAAATTACAAAGTATCAAGAAGAGAAAACGAAAAGTACATCTAATTCAAGAACCAAATGTTAGGAAGAGAATTAAAGCTGACCTAAAGAGAGAACAAAGAGGAGCCAAAAGAGCAGAACGTAGAAATATTAATATATATATAGAAAAAGAGATAGAAAATTATTATGAAAGATTTGAAGAGTAATAGGTTTTATGTATATGTGCATATTTCTAAATATACTAACTTACCATTTTATGTTGGGTTTGGTCAAAAAAACAGAATAAGTGTAAAGTCAAAAAGAAGCAAAGAATGGGTAGATGTTGTGGATAATGAGGGATATTATTATGGATTCTTAAAAAAAGATATGACGAGAGAAGAATCAAATATTTTTGAAAAACATTGTATAAAATCTTTTTTCGAATTAGGGTTTAATCTAGTTAATAAAATAAATGGTGGTAGTGGTAATTCAAAAAGGAAACCATTAAGTGATGAAGGTAGATTAAAAATGTCAGAGAATAGTAGAAAATATTGGGATTCGATTACCGAAGAGGGAAGAAAAGAATTTGGGGAGAAGTTATCTAAAATATTAATGGGTCATAAAAAGCCAAAAAGGTCTGATGAGCATATAAAGAATCAATCTTTATCACATAAGGGTCAAATACCTTGGAATAAAGGAAAGAAAAATATTTACAACGAAGAAACTATTAATGGTATTAGAAAAAATAGCAAATTTAATAAAGCAATCGAAGTTTATAAAATTGATGGTGAATTTATTGGTGAATTTATTTCAATAAGTGAAGCTTCAAGAGAATTAAAAATATCAAGGGTTAAAATAAGTAAATTTTTAACCGGTAGATTAAATAAATGTAATTATATATTTAAATATAAATAAAATGGAAATTAAAATTGATAGTACTTATAAAGGAACAAGAATCCTTTTTGCGGAAACAGCTAAGAGTAAACGAGTTTTACTTAATGATATGATTGAAATACTTGAATCTTATGGATACCAAGAAATAATGATACCTATCATTCAAAAGCAAGAAACTTTCGCATCAAAGGTTGGTGAAGAAAACCAAAATATGATGTATAACTTCAAAGATAGAGGTAATCGTGATTTATGTTTATCACCAGAATACACAGCAATTGTTCAACAATTAGCTTCTGATAGAATGAAATTTGACAAAGACGTTAAAATGTTTTACATAGGTGAATGTTTTAGAGGGGAAAATACACAAGCGGGTAGATGGAGACAATTCACACAATTTGGTGTTGAAGTCTTGAACCCAAGTAAAGATTACTCTGATGAAATGGTTGAAATTGCTACTAAACTAATTGAATTAGTTACAAAAAATTATGAACTAAACACAGACGCAACAAGAGGACTTGACTATTATAATGGTGGTAAAGGATTCGAAATCGCTTGTCCTGAGTTGGGAGCCGCTAAACAAATTTGTGGAGGTGGGTCTTATAAAGGGGGAATTGGATTTGCACTAGGTATAGACAGGATTCTATTATTGAAAAAATAATCTATCAATACCGACAGGGAATCTGAATTTAATATATAAAATAAAATTCAGATTATGAAAAGTGGTATTTATAAAATAACTAATTTAATCAATGGTAAAATTTATATCGGAAGTACTTGTAATTTCAAGGATAGAAAGTCAAAACATAAAAGGACAAAATCTAATACGATGATATCAAGAGCCATTTTTAAATATGGTTGGGATAATTTCACATTTGATGCTATAGAATTTTGTGATAAAGACATTCTGATAGAAAGAGAGCAATTTTATCTTGATACATTGGAACCATTTAAAGAAAATAATGGATATAATATATTGAGAAATTGTACAAGTAATGGATGGAGAGGACATCACCACACAGAAGAATCAAAGAAAATAATGTCCGAAAAAAAGAAGGATTCTATTCCTTGGAATAAAGGAAAAACTGGTGTTCAGGAGTGTAGTGATGAAACAAGAGATTTGATGTCGAAAAATAGAATGGGTGAAGGTAATTCATTCTATAATAAAAAACATACACAGGAATCAAAAGATAAAATTTCAGAGAAAGCAAAAGAAAGGGATATGTCTTTCTTCAATAAAAGGGTTATACAAATGGATAAAATAACAAAAGAAGTTATTAAAATATGGGATAGTATTTCGGATGCCTCTGAATTTGTTATAGGTGATAGGAAAAGTAGCAGAATAACAGCAGCATGTAGAGGTAGATATAAAACGGCTGGTGGATTTTGTTGGGAATATGAATAATTAATTATGCAACAAATAAAACAATTAAAATACAATAGATTAGATAACCATTACGGTTCAGTAGTTTTTGAACAGAGTGATGTGAAGATTAAATTCCAAGATGCGAAAGGATTAATGAAGTTTATAAATAGTGGTGATGAGATATTCAAATGTGGAACAGAACTATTTAAAATAGTTAAGATTATAAAATTGAAACATTCCTCATTTATCGCTAAAATTGAAAAGATAACTTTAAGAGAGTATAATTTAGAAAAACTACTAGTATGAAATCGTACCCAAAAATAGAATATCACAATAAAGGAATATTTGGTGATACCGTTTATGCCTTTGATAAATTAGATGGATCTAATATAAGAGCTGAATGGAATAAAAAGAGAGGTTGGTATAAGTTTGGTACCAAAAATCAAATGATTGATGAGAATGATGAGAATTTTGGTGATGCTGTTCCTATTTTCTTAAATAAATATGGTGATTATTTGGACAAAGTTTTTAGAAAAACATACTCAAATGTTATGAGTGTTGTTGTATTTGGTGAGTATGTTGGTGAGAATTCTTTCTCTGGTCAACATGAAGATTCTGATGAAAAGGATGTTGTTTTATTTGATGTTAACTTATTTAAGAAAGGCTTTATATCACCTAAAGATTTCTATAATAATTTTGGTCATTTACATATACCCAATCTTGTTTATAAAGGAGAATATAATGATGATTTAATAAAAGATATTCAGAATAATATCTGGGGATTAAAGGAAGGAGTTATATGTAAGGGGATAAGGAAAACTAAAGGTGATGAAATTGTTTGGATGACAAAGATTAAAAACCAAAGAGTGGTTGAATAAGGTTAAATCTCTTTATGGTGAAAAAGCTTTATTGACTAGTCTAAATTATATTTGGGACTATTCAATAAGCTTTATTAGAAGAATTAAATAGAGATAAAAGTTTATTAAATTATTGAATGTATGTTATATAAAATCTTAAAGGACTATTGGATATATTTGTATTAGTTGTATAATCACTTGTTCTTGAACACTGTGTTGTGGTAACATATGCAGTATAGTTACTAACTAATGTTGTAACATCAAATGGTTTTATGTATTTATTATCAACTGCCTCACAAATTATTTCACAACTTATAGTAGTTCCTGTTATATTGTGTGGTGTATTTTGTGCAGATAGAACTGATGCTGGTGTTGTAACTTCTATTAATTTTGTTTTTATTGCTGGTGCGTCTGATCCAAGTTTTGTATATCCATCTATGTTAAAATTATCACTTATTTCAAGATTAGTTGCTGATACTGTACCAGAAACTTCTAATTTATTAGATGGGTTAGTAACACCAATAACAATATTACCGGTTGTGTGTATAAAATTAACATTTGCGGAATCTGGTAAAATAGATATACTACCAGTCGAATCACCATCAAGATCTAATATCATACCATCTAAACCAGCATTTGCTTTCATAACTAATTTATTTTGGTAATTAGTACCTCCTAAAACTTTTATATCTTCGTGAAATCTTGCCATTTTTATTTATTTTCTTTTATGATTGTATTATAACATCTACTGTTAAATTGGTAGTTGATAAAATATCAACTGAATTTATTTGTCTATTCTTAAATGTCAAATAAGCTACCTCACCAGTTGATGTGTCCCAAGCTTGACATATTATACTTTGTGTTCCTAAATTATGTGTTATTGTTTCTGTAACAGAAGCCGTTAATGATAAAGCAAATTCTGTATGTTTTGTTATAGGGTTTACCCATGTTGCGTTACCAATTGAGTCTGATTGTAAAATATATCCATCAGATGCACCATCTGTCATTTTAAATCCAGAGGTTGAGACAGTACTTCCACAAGAAATATTGTTATTACCTACTATATCACCATAAAATAATGATTGCTCGTTATCAAATTGTGCTATTGGTGTAGTGTAAGTGAATAATGATATTCTGTATCCTGTTCTGATATTAATATAATTTGCTGATGGTGCAGTAATATCAACATCCGGACCATTTAGTGTAACTAAAGTGTTGGAACTAGTCTTACCTATACTAACATCACCTCTTGCATCAAGAACGTACACACCAGGGTTATTTGTACCTATACCAACACTTGTTGCTGATAATATTGCATTAATCTCTGTGTTCCCGGATACAGTTCCACCTGTTAACGGTAAATAATTATCTAATCCACTCCATAAAGAAGATGTTCCGTTATCAACATATTGTTTACTAACAAGTGAATTATTAATAAATGTAGATGAATAATCAAACCCATATACCAATCCTTGTAAGTTAGTTGTAACAACATTACCAGCACTAGCTCCTATATTTAATACATCATTTGTATCGATAGTTATATCATTATCAAGTGATATATATGTGGATGTTGTAGATGATATTAAAATAGAATCTGATCCACCATCATCTAGTGAAATTTTACCAACACCATTAGCTGATAAAATAGATGTAGAAGTACCCATTATTATATCACTTATACCAGTATTATTATCAACTAATAAAACATCAGAAAGTCCTGGTGAAAGAATACCCCAATAGATATTACCATTACCATCACTAATAAGTGATTGTCCATTGGAACCATCTAAATTAGGAAATGTATAAGAATTATTTATATTTAAATTACCACCTATATAAACGTGGTTTGAATTTGTACCAATAATGGAATCACCACCAATTATAACTGAGTTAACTACTCCTGGTGAAAACACTGAATTTCTTGTTCCTATAAAAACACCTTGTTTGTCATTATCACCAGTTGATGCTGTTGAGCTACCATTATTTGATATTTTTATTTCATCAAAATTATTTGATAAAGCACCTCCATTATTAACACCCAATTGAATATCACCAACACTATTGTATATTGAAATATCACCTAATCCATTATCAAGTTCTATTGATTGTTCATATCCATTAGAATATAAAACATAATATCCATTCTCCATTAATAAACCATGTTCTCCTTGAACACCATTATCAGTTGATAGTAAAATAGAATTTGTTCCACTATAATCTAAATCTAACCTACTCCCACCATTAGCTGATAGAATCGATGTAGAAGTACCCATTATTATAGAGTATGTGTTTGTGTTATTATTAACACTTAAAGTATCTGATAAAGAAGATGTTCCACTACCACCAGTAGATCCACCAATTTCAGTGATTACACCAAATTCATCTTTTTGCTTTAGTATTCCATCTAAATCATATCCAATTATATGAGCACCACTCGATGGCGTTGCAGATCCTGATAGATCGATAGTATTCCCAAAACTTATTGATGCCATTTGATTATAATTATTTCTTACTCTATATATTATTTTCCCAACTGGAAATAATTTACTATATTTGTAAAAACTTAATTATGGGACATTGTATAGGGGTATACCTAATAAATAAATCTGAATTCAGAAATGATAAGATTGATTCAGTAACTAAATCCGATTCATCTGATGATAATATCAAATGGACAGAATTAGATGAGAATATTTTAGCAACAACTGAAATACCAAATGTTAGAAAATTTGGAAATAATAAAACAATAGCTTTTATAACAACAGACTATTTTGGTGGACCTGGTGTACAAACAGCTAAAGTTTTTCAAAATAATAAAAAGGTATTAGACCAAGATGATGAAGGTGATTGGAAATTAAAACCAATCAATTCCGCTCTTAAACTCTTAGGAGTTACCAAAAAATCCGGTATGGATGAATTTGATACAATCGGACTATCAAAATATAGAAACAATCATAATTTCAAATGATTTATAATTCAAAAGAAGAAGCATTATTAACAAGAGAAAGGTTCATTAATACAAAAGATGATACTTCTGATATGTTTTTAAACCACTGTAAGAAATATTATTTTTACACTGCTAGTAAATTAGATGGTGGGACATTACTCGATCATAGAAAGTTTGGTAGATATTTTTTATATGAGAAAGAGGTTGATGATAAATTACACTATCCACAATTGGCAATTTACATAAATGAATTACCTTGTGACCAAACTACTGAGGTTGAATATATCAATTGTAGAAGAACTTGGGAATGGAGAACAGAATATAAATATCTTTATGAGTATAGGGATGGTGTTGGTAAAGAATATACAAATTATATAGCTGAATCCGAAAGTAATATTGAAAGAACAATACTTTGGGGCGATTCTATGTATGTTTATGGGGCTTGGGATTCAATGCCAAATTGGAAAGAATTAAAACAAGCTTATGAAAGAACTTGGTGGTTTCATAGAACTTATGATGAAATCAGAGATATACAATTAAACAGAATACTTAATGGATTATAACGAAATACTTAAATTGTCGAGGGGAGTTTTTAATAACTATACAGTTGTTGAAAAACCATTCGATAAATATGGTATTAATAGAAGTAGAATTGTTTTTAAGAATTTTAATAAAAGATTAAATAAGGATTTCCCATTTGCTGAAATAACTAATTTTATAATAGGTACAACATTTGTTGATGATGTTTGGGACATACATTATTTCATAGGTGATAATGTATTTGACTTTAGATTGGAAAGTGGTGGTGAGGAGTCAGTATTAGAAATTAGTCTAAACTGGTATTTAGAAGCTAAAGAAGTTGAAAGGTTGAGAAGTGAATATTACTTAAAATATCAACAAATTAAAAGAGAGACATTAAGTGAAGTAAGAAATCACAAATTAAATAAAGTATTATGAGTTGGGATGGAATATATTCAAAAGATAGGGTTTATCCAACATTCAATGTAGGTGATGAGGTAGTAACTGATAAGAGTTCTTGGAAAGGTATAAGTTCTAAAACACCTTATACTGTTTTGAAATGTTTCAAAAAACCAGGTATGGTTGATACTTGTAAGGTAATGATAATAAAATTGAAAACAGATATTGGATATGAGTCTGAATATGCTACATATCATTTCAAAAAAACTGATAGACAATTAAGAGAGGATAAAATAAATCAAATAATAAATAAATGAAAGTAAACGAAAAATTTTTAGAAAAGTACCTAAACTCTAACTCACCAACTGGTTTTGAATACCAATTAGGTGGTCAGAAAGTTTTTTATTGATGTTGGTGCTTCAACAAAAGAAGATGTTGAAAAAATGGGTATTCAAGTTGGTACAGTTATCACATTTAAAGATAATTTTATGAAACTTGGTGAAGATTATATCATAATTACTTATTAAAGAGTAATAAGAATTATCAGGATAAGTATGAGTTTATTAAATCAGGTACTAAGATTAAATATTTCTATTGTGTTGATAATAGGAATGGTGATATATTTGCTTATATAAGGGGTTCTTATCCAATTGAATATGCTCCTCAGGTGGATTATGATAAACAATTTGCTAAATCTATTTTATCACCTATTAATTCTATTATTGAACCATTGGGTATGCCAGCCATAACAGAGAGGTTATCAGTTGTTGTTGATATATTTGGTGGATTTGGAAGGTTATAAATAAAAAAGAGACTCTAAATTGAGTCTCTTTTTTATTATTTTATTATTTTACCATCTGGGGTTTTACTTGAGTATATTATTATACCACCATCTTTTGGGGCAACAAACCAATCTACTTGTTTATATTTAGTTGGGTCTTTGAAAGCTCTTAGAGCTGCGAATGGTTCTGATTTAACTTGTACTAAATACATTTTAGAATCTTTACTTATTATTAAATCTGATCCAAATAGTATATCAATCCAATCACCATCACCACCTTGATATTCTACTATGGCTCCTTTTTCTCTTATTTTATCGG